CTTCAACGGCACCCTGCGAAGCTGGATTTTTTACCTCAAGTCTCGCCTGGACCCCAGCACGCAAAAGGAGCACCGCATCCTGGCCCAGCAAGCGCTGGTGATTCTGCGCGAAGTAGCACCCATCACGATGGCGGCATTCTTCCCCGAGGAAAAGTCATGAGCGCGCACAAGTGCGAGGTGTACGTGTGGACTGTTGACAGTTACAGGTCGTACCCTTGCAATAAGAACGCAGCGCATGAGCACGGAGGCCATTGGTTTTGCAAAACGCATCACCCGCCAACCGTCAAAGCAAAAAGCGACGTCAGAATGGCCAAGTGGCAAGCCGAATTGGATGCCAAAAATGTAGTCAAAAAATCCGAATCGGCAGCAAAAGCAGAGCAAAAGCGCCGCGCTGAGTGCTACCCCGATCTGCTGTCTGCGCTGGAATACGCATTGGAATTCTTGCAAGACTGGGAAGACGTAAGCGGTGCGCCTTATGCAAGAAAAGCCCGCGCAGCCATTGCCAAGGCCACGGGAGTGCAGCCATGAGCGAGCGCCCAGATTCCCCTTGTAGCAAAACAGCAGCCGCCGCAGAACTAAATCAGAGGATTGATATGAGCGAGAAAACCAAGCCAGAACTCATGCAATGGGACCGCGCTGGGGGACACTATATGCACACCGAGTACGAGATGCGCCAAGCAATCGATCCGCTGCAAAAGCGCATTTCCTTTCTTGAGGCGCAGTTAGAAAAGGGAAAGCAACTATGCCGTGAGCAGACGGCAACAATTGTTGACCGCACAAAAACTGTTCTGGACTTAGAGGCGCAGCTTGCCTACGCAAAAGCACTGGCCGACAGCGAAGGAAGCCGAGCCGTTGAGTATCAGCGTGAGGCTAGATCACTGCGGGCGCAGCGTCGATGGAACATCGAAGAAGACGGCAACGATTTGCGGATCTGTTTTGACCAGCACGAAAAAGGCGACAAGTGCGAATACGTGCGATACAGCGAGGCGCAACAGCAGCCGCGCGAGAGGCGGGAGCAGCTTGCCAGCGGGCAGGGGCCTGTGAAGGTCGAACAGATTGCCGAATTGGTGCGCACCCATCTGACAAGCGTTTACGCCTGTACCCGCGTTTGGTCGGCGTGGCAGGTTGGCACAATGACAGAAGACGACTTTATTCCAGCCAGCGAGATTGAAATGGCTGACGAAATTGCGGAAGCGGTTTTTGCCCTTTCACCATCACCAGCACCAGCACAGCAGCCGCTGAGTGATGCGCAAATTTTGGACTTTGGCCCAGGTCAACCTGATGCAATTTGGTCTTACGAAGATCAGATGTATTTCGCCCGTGAAATCGAAGCAGCACACGGCATCAAGGAAAAGCCATGAGCCGCAGCGGATACAGCGACGACTGCGACGGCTGGGCCTTGATTCGCTGGCGCGGGGCTGTGAGCCAGGCCATCCGAGGCAAGCGTGGGCAGGCGATGCTGGGCGAGATGCTGCAAGCGCTGGACACACTGGGCACCACTGCCAACATTTTCAAAAGAGGATCAATCGTGAGTGTGCAAAGCTATCAACAACAGGTAGTGGATTTCCTCCGCGAAAATCCAAAAAGTACCGGCGCAGAGATAGCCGCCGGCCTTGCGAAATACGGCAAGAGCCAAAACTCGATTGACTTACTGATAAAGGCTTTGCGCACTAAAGGGTTGTGCAAAATGACGGGCCGACCGGGCATTGAATGGCGGTATGAGCTGACCGAGCTTTGCAAAGCTAACGGCTTTTGTAGCGTACTTCCAGACAAAGCCGTCACGGTCTCATTGAAGACAATAGCCTCGGTTCCCGAGGGCACAGCTCTAGTCAAAAGGCCGTCTGTTTACCGCCCCTACACGCCGGATTCGTGGGAGTCGGTGCGCCCTGGTGCCGATGACCATAAGCAGTACAAATCCTTGGTAGTTTTGAGGTGAGATCAAGCATCGCCCACGCAGCAGCGCTTGAGCGTATGTTACGCGGCGCCCCCTTTTCGAGCAGCGATATTGTGGCTGCCACGGGCTGGAGTTCGGTCACGGCGGCGCGTCTGCTTCGATCTCTACACAAGCGCCAGCTGATGCACATCCAAGGGTGGCTACCCGACGGCATGGGGCGAGACACCACTGCGGTGTACGCCATGGGGGCCAGACGAGACAAACCCAAGAGGGCCATAACGACCAAGGAGCGCAGTCACGCATACCGAGTACGAAAACAAAACCTTCGCCAACAGGAAAACATCAAAGGACTATTCAAATGAACGAGGGCAAAACCGAATGGGCCTTAAAGCCTCACGAGCAGGGTATTCAGTACGGAGGTGGTGTTAAGGACCCGATGTACCGATACAAAGGTGAGTACATGGTGGGCTTGGCAGTGCTGTTTGACGCACCGTGCTGTGTCCATGGCGACTCTATAGGGTTTCAAAACGACCACACTTGGCAACCCGATGGGGTTAAAAAGAGGGTCTGCAAAGTTTGCAAACAACGCGCAGTTGAGATTTAACACTGAAAGGACTATTCAAATGAACTTACCTAAATACTCACGCGAGCAGCTGATGAACAGTATCGATACGCACCCACCACAACCCGGTGCCCAAGACCCGATGGCCACTCAAGTAGGGGGGGACCACTACAAGAACAAGACGATCCAGCCGGTGGAATTCAGTCACGCCAACAACCTGGGTTACCTAGAGGGCTGCATCATCAAGCGCATCACCCGCTGGCGCGAAAAGGACGGCATCAAAGATCTGGAGAAGATCAAGCACGAGGTGGACCTGCTGATCGCCATGGAGAAGAAGTATGGCCGCGACACATGAGGCGCAAGTTAAAAAGCGGGTGCGCGCTCTACTCACACAGTACGAGGTGTACTGGCGCCAGCCCACGACGGGGGGCTATGGCCGCTCTGGGCAGCTCGATTTCTACTGCTGCCACCTGGGCCGCTACATCGGCATAGAGACCAAGTCCGTGCACACCAAGCACGGCGTGACTGCACTGCAGCAAAGAGAGATCGACGAGATCCTTGACGCTGGCGGCATTGCGCTCGTGATCAATGAGACCAACTATCAGGAACTTGAGGACGCACTCCATGCAAAACCTACTTAAAAACATGACCCCCGAAGAACTCGCATTCTTTGCCTACATGGGGGCCGCTCCCCAGGCCGAGGTTGCAGCTTTTCGTGTTGGCCTTAATATGCTGATGTCCTGCTTCGGAGAAGAACCCCAGGGCGCCATGCTGTCGGTGCACATGCACGAAGACGTAAGGGAGTTGTCGGTGCACTCTTTTAACGTGCCGTCCGAGGATGTTCGTTTTCTGCTCACCGCAGTGCTGGACAATGTTATCAGCACAGAGACCAACAGCACCGGTGTGGAGCACTGATGAAAAAGCACGGAGAAGTTCAACAGGTTGAGGGCCGCCGGGTGTCGTCACCCGAGTACCGCGCGTGGCAGTCCATGAAGAATCGTTGCTACAACACGCGTTCCGCCGACTACCCTTACTACGGCGCGCGCGGCATAACGGTGTGTAAGAAATGGCAAACTTCTTTTCCTGCTTTTCTTGAAGATGTTGGGCGCAGGCCTTCGGTTCTACACACGCTGGATCGAATAAAAACAGGCCGAGGGTATTCGCCGAGCAACTGCCGCTGGGCTACGCGCGAAGTTCAATCACGCAACAGACCCTATGCCAAAACAAAGATTTGGGTGCTTGCAGAGGCGCTGGGTGTCAATACGGTGAGTGCCCGAAATTCTTTGGCTCGTGTACGAGCAAAAGACCGAGGCTGTGTTTGGGCCAGTATCTCTCCGGAAAGAGAAGCCGTTGTGCGCGCACACATGCAGAAAGCAAAAATATGAGTGTTCCTTTCAATAAAATACTTGTTTTTGACATGGAGACTCGGTACTCCACAAAACCTCAGCATTGGTGCCCTGACGGGTACACGCTGCGCAAGCAAACGACCGAGGAGTACGTGCGCTCACCGATGTTCAAGGACTTCGGTGCGTCCCTCAAAGAGTTCGGTGTCAATGCGGGGGTCGCGCAGTGGTACAACCCCGAGGAGCTGCGCCGAGTCTTCTCCTACTACGACTGGGGCCGCACGGCTGTCGTGTGTCAGAACGCAGCGTTCGACGTGGCCATTCTCAGCTGGCACTACGGCATCGAGCCGGCGTTCATCTTCGACACGCTGTCCATGGCCCGCGCGCTGCGGGGCACCAAGGGTCGCAACGGACTCAAGGTGCTCGCTCAAGAATTCAGACTGCCCGACAAGGGCGAGGCGTTGATGCTGACCGACGGCCTAGAAGAGCTACCCCAGCGCATCGAGCGCGAGCTGGCGGTGTATTGCAACCACGACGTTTATCTCTGCGAAGAGGTGTTCAAGCGCTTCTTGTTGATGCACCCAGTCCACGCAGACGGTGTCGAGTGGGACGCGGCCTATGACAAGGCCAACTGGCTGTACCCAGAAAAGGAGCTGCGCCTGATCGACATGACGGTGCGTATGTTCACACGTCCACTGCTGGTGCTCGATGGTGAGATGCTGGGGCATGCCTTGGTTGATGAGCGCGAGACGCGTGAGGGTCTGCTGAAGCGCCTGAACATCAGTGATAGCGACTTGGCCAGCAACGACAAGTTTGCCGAGATCCTGCGCAGCCTGGGGGTCGAGCCACCGCTGAAGAAGAAGCGCCCGACGGTCAAGACACCGAACCCAGTTGGCATGAACTTTGCCTTCGCCAAGACCGACGCGGGGTTTCAGTCCTTGCTGGCGCACATGGACGACAACGTGGTGCTGCTCAGCGAGGCTCGTCTCAAGGTCAAGTCCACCACCGAGCGTACCAGGGCGCAGCGCTTCTTGGACATCTCGCACAGAGGTACGTTGCCTGTGCCACTGCACTACTACGGAGCCCTCACGGGGCGGTGGACGGCAGCGGCCGGCGCAGCCATCAACATGCAGAACCTGAAGCGTGGCAGCTTTCTACGTAAGGCTATCATGGCCCCCGAGGGCTCCACCGTGGTGGTGGTCGACTTGTCTCAGATCGAGCCGCGCGTGCTGGCTTGGCTTGCGGACTATGACGACCTGCTGGAGATATTTCGATCGGGTCAGGACGCATACGCCATGTTCGGCGCGCAGATGTTCAACATCCCAGGCATGACCAAGCACAGCCACCCGGAACTTCGCCAAAGTGCAAAGTCGGCTTTGCTCGGTGCAGGCTATGGGCTGGGGTGGGCCAGCTTCGCCGCTCAACTGCTTGTGGGTTTTCTGGGGGCGCCCCCGGTTCTGTACCGCAAAGAGTTCGCCAAGACGCTGGGGGTTGACGCCAACTACATCGAACGCTTTCTGGACTGGGACGACAACGTGGTGGCCCTGCAAGAGATACAGCGCAACTGCACAACTCAAGAACTGCTGATCCACTGCGTGACGGCCAAGAAGATCATCGACATCTACCGCGCCACGGCCGCACCGGTCAAGGGGTTCTGGGACATGTGCACCAGCCTGATCCAAAGCGCGCTGGCCGACGGTCAGGAATACAACCACAAAGGGGCTCTGCTGTTCCGAAAAGAAGAGATCGTGCTGCCCAGCGGCATGAGCATCAAGTATCCTAACCTGCGTCAGGTGGTCGACGACGTACCTGATTCACAAGGCCGCAAGCGCATGCAGTGGGTCTACGGCGATGAGCGCACAAAGCTGTACGCCGGCAAGATAACCAACAATGCTACTCAAGGGCTGGCCAGGATCGTGATGACGGACGGCCTGCTTCGGGTGGCGGAGCGCATCCCGCTTGTGTTTTCAGTGCATGACGAGGGTGTTGGGGTGGTGCCCGAGGCGCAGGGTGCGCAAGCACTGGCCTGGATGATTCGGCGCATGACCGAGGAACCAAAGTACATGCCGGGGGTGCCCCTGGCGGCTGACGGTGGCTTTCACCGTAGATACGGCCTAGCAAAAGGATGACGAGCGCAATGGAGCTACCTAATAAATTCAAGCTCGGCAAGACCGAGTATCGCGTTGAGACGTACGACAGTCGAGGTACCGACAAGGGGTCCGTTAGGCCCGGGGCCGCACTTATGAAAGTCTCGGTGACGCATACCGGCACCCCACGCACAGATGCAGCCATCGCCGAGACCTTCTGGCATGAGCTGACACATGCAATCCTGCACGATATGGGCGACCCTCGGTGGGCGCACGAGGCGTTCGTCAAAGGCTTCAGCAAGCGCCTGACCCAGGCTATCCAGACAGCGGAGTTCAAGTGAGCAAACCCTACGTACACAGCTACTCCGGTCTCAAAGAGTTCGAGAACTGCCCTCGCAAGTTCCAGGCCACCAAGATCCTGAAGCTCTATCCGTACGAGGAGTCAGAGCCCGCACGGTACGGCAACGAGGTGCACAAGGCGCTGGAGGACCACATCAACGACCGCACACCCATCCCTGAGAAGCACGCGCAGTTCACGCCCGTGGTGCAGGCGGTACTCAGCAAAACGGGGCGACACGTCGCCGAGATGGAGTTCGGTGTGACACGCTCCCTGCAACCCTGCGGGTTCTTCGCCAAAGATGTGTGGCTGCGCGGCAAGGCTGACGTGGTCACGCTGGACGATGAGGACCTAAAGGCGTGGGTCTGGGACTGGAAGACGGGTAAGAACAAATACCCCGACCTTGATCAGATGACGTTCATGTCGCTCTTTGTGTTCGCGCATTACAGCCACATTCGCCAAGTCAACTCCGGCCTGCTGTTCCTGCTCTACAACGACTTGCGTAAGAAGCGCATGGTCCGCGATGACGTAGAAAGCGCATGGTGGAAGGTTCGCGAGCGCTTGGGTCGTATTGAGGCTGCGATCGCCTCCGAGCAGTTCCCTCCAAAGCCCGGCCCACTGTGCGGCTGGTGCCCCCACAAAGCCTGTGAACAACACCCCAGACACTGAAAGGACACCTGATGATCGTTGATACAGAACATAGGACGCGGGTTGTTTTATCGGTGCACGCAGATTATCCAGGTAAGCGGGTAGTCAGCTACACGCTAGACGCACGAGACCTCCACGCTCTGCTAGCTTTGACCCCTAAAGCCCTGCGCGAGTGGTTGCTGCACGCGTACACCCGCATGCCGCCTGACACGCACTGCCTACGAGGGCGGAGCATGTCCCTCGTAGTTTTCGACGACATTGAAAGGACACCCCATGGTACAGAAGAACGGTAAGCGCGACTTCAAGAAAGCCTACGAGTTGCAGAAGGCAAGTGGTGAGACCGCAGACCAGATCGAGCGCCAGAAAGCCCGACGCAAGTACGACAAGGCCGGCGTGGACCGTACCGGCAAGCACATCGACCACAAGGTCAAGCTCAAGGCCGGCGGCAAGAGCACCAAGGGCAACCTGCGCCTGCGCGCTCCCAAGGCAAACATGAGCGACAACGGGCACTGACATGCAAATAATCAACGATCGGGCCGTTCTGCTTCGCACGCGGTTCCCGGAGAAGCTCGCGATAATTCCAAAGCACAAGGTCGTTCAGACCTTCGAGGGTGGGGGTGCAGAGGTGCTGGTGTACCTAGGGCTCGATGAGGTGCGGGTGCTGCGCAACCTGGGGTTTACCAAGGTGCCATCCCCAATAGTCCACCGCTATGACTGGCCCGGGCGCTACAAGCCCGCGCAGCATCAGATAGATACGGCAGCGTTTGCCACACTGCACAACCGGTGCTTCGTCTTCAACGATGCGGGCACCATGAAGACAATCAGCGTGCTGTGGGCGGCGGACTACCTGATGAAACAAAAGCGCGTGCGCCGGGTGCTGGTCCTGTGCCCCATGTCGATCATGTACACCGCGTGGATGGCAGACATCATGAACAGCATCATGCACCGCAGCGCCATCGTGGCGCACCACGCCCAGGCATCCCGCAGGATCGAGATGGTCCAAGGGGACTACGAGTTTGTGATCGTCAACTACGACGGCTTGAACCTGATCGCGCAAGAGGTCCGCAGTGATGGGCGCTTTGATCTGGTGATCGTGGATGAAGCGAATTCTTACTCCAATAGTACTACAAGACGCTGGAAGGCGCTCAACTCTATTCTTAAGCCCGAGACCTTGCTGTGGATGATGACCGGCACCCCGGCGTCGCAGTCCCCGGTGGGCGCGTTCGGTTTGGCAAAGCTGGTGTCTCCTGACCGGGTGCCGCGCTTCGTGACGGCTTGGAAGGAGAAGGTCATGAACAAGATCACCAATTTCAAGTGGGTGCCCAAGCCCAATGCGCGCGATCTGGTGTTCGAGGCGCTGCAGCCCGCGATCCGATTTGCCAAGAAAGATTGCCTAGACCTGCCCCCTGTCATCACCGAGACTCGCCACGTGGCGATGTCTGCCCAGCAGTCCAAATACTACAACCAGCTCAAGACCCAGATGCTGGTGCGCACGGCGGGTGAGACCATCAGCGCCGTCAATGCGGGCGTGGCTGTCAGTAAGCTGCTTCAGATCTCGGCCGGCGCTGCCATCACGGACATGCAGGAAGTGATCGAGTTCGATGCCAAGCCCAGGCTGAGTGTGCTGCGCGAGATCCTAGAGGAGACCGATCGCAAGGTGCTGATCTTCGCGTTGTTCCGGGCCAGCATGGAGACCATCTACGCAGACCTGACCAAGCACGGCATCGTGGCCGAGCAGATTCACGGGGACGTGAGCGCCAGCAAGCGCGCCCGGATCATCGACGACTTCCAGAGTTCCGACCGAGTACGTGTTCTGGTACTCCAGCCTCAAGCCACGGCACACGGGATCACGCTGACGGCTGCGGACACGGTGGTGTTCTATGGGCCAGTGATGAGCGTGGAGCTTTACGTGCAGTGCATAGCCCGTGCAGACCGCAAGGGGCAGACGTCGACCAGTGTCCGCGTCATCCACATCGAGAGCAGCCCCGTGGAGCAGAAGATGTTCAAAGCGGTTGCCGCGAAAGTGAGCGACCACACCCTAATGGTCGACTTGTTCCGCAACGAAATTATTTCATAAGGAGCCTACCCAGAGCGCAAAACTGGGGTTATGATTGTCAATCGTTATACTTTAAAACAGGAGAAAGCAATGTCAGAAGTCACCACACCGACGGTCCCGCTGGACCGGCTGGCCAAGGTCTACCGCAAGATGCGCGATGCCAAGGGGGCACTCACCGCCACCTACGAAGCCGATGTCGCCAAGATCGACGGACAGATGGATGCCGTCACCAACGCCATGAAAGAGTGTCTGAAGGCGTTGGGTGTAACGTCTGTACGCACCATCGAGGGCACTATCGTCATGGGCAAGTCCACCCGCTACAGCGTGCAGGATTGGGATGCCTTTCGAGCGTTCGTTGTCGAGCACGGCGCCTTTGACCTCTTCGAGCGCAGGCTGGCGCAGAAGAACACCGAGCAGTTCTTGGAAGAGAACCCACAGTTGGCGATCCCGTCCCTTGTGTCGGACTCCAAGTACACCATCAGCGTTAGAAAGCCAGGATCGTGAACACAACCCAACTAGGAAATATCATGACCGACAACACCATCGAACAAGAAATCCAAGCCAAGGGACTGACCGCTGCTGACGTTGAGGCAAACATTGCCAGCGAGCATTACTTTACAGGCACAGATGGAATCATCGGAGTTACTGCGGGGCGCGCGATCCGTGGAGAATCGCTGGCAGGTATGCCACCACCACCTGCTCTTGGCCTGCTTACATTCTGCGTCCTCGTCCTGCAAAACGGCTTTACTGTCACGGGTAAGGCAGCCTGCGCCAGTCCCGATACCTTCGACGCCGCGATCGGCCGCAAGATCGCTCGATCTGATGCAGTGCTAAAAGCGTGGTCCTTTATGGGCCGTCAACTAAAACAGGAGCTGCATCTTGCAGATAAAAAAGATATTGCATAAAGCACACACCCGCACCCCATCAAACCAAGTTATCAATTCAGGAGCCCCATAATGGCCAACGAAGTTTCAATTTTCTCCGGCAAACTGCCAGCACACATCCTGGCTCGCGCAGGTCTCTCCGAAGTCGCCAAAGCCCTCGCGGGTAGCAGCAGCGGCGGTCGTCGCATCTCTATCAAGAATGGCGTCTGGCGTTTGCTGGATGGCGGCAAAGAGGTGGGTCAGATCGAAGAGCGCTATCTGGACGTGGCGATCGTCAAGGCTGCACCAAAGGTCGGGCGCGTGCTGTTTCTAGGCAAGTACGATCCCACCAGCACGACAAGCCCTGACTGCTGGAGCGGTGACGGTGAAACGCCAGATGCCTCGATCAAGTCTCCCCAAGCCAGCAGCTGCGCCAAGTGCGAGAAGAACGTCGCAGGCTCCGGCCTGGGTAACAGCCGCGCTTGTCGCTTCCAACAGCGCATCGCTGTGGCAACGCTGAGTGACTTGATGGAACACGGCGAAGATGCACCGGTCATGAGCTTCACTGTGCCGGCCACCAGCCTATTCGGCAAGGCCGACGGGGACAAGCGTCCACTGCAAGAGTACGCGCGTTGGCTCGCTGCTCAGAAGTACAGCCCCGACATGGTAGTTACCCGCATGAAGTTCGACACGGGTGATTCCGTCGACGCAGTCAAGGTGGTGTTCAAGGCCATGCGCTGGCTCGATGACACCGAGATGTCCGTAGTCGAGACGCTGGCGGATTCCCCCACCGCCTTGGAAGCGGTCACGATGTCTTTCGCACCGAGCGCCAAGGTCGAGGATGAGGTTGCAGGCGCACCGCCCGTGCGCAAGGCCAAGGCCCCCGTGGTCGAGGAAGCAGCTGACGAGGAAGAGGTACCCGCTCCGAAGGCCAAGGCCAAAGCCAAAGCGCCTGTGGTCGAGAAAGAAGATGACGAGCCCGCACCGTCTGTCAAAGCCAAGGCCCCCGTGGTCGCGGAAGAGGGTGATGAGCCTGCCAAGCGCACCACCAGGGTCAAGCCCGAGGCACCACCGGCAGCGGATCTGGCGTCTGTCGTGTCCGGTTGGGACGACTGATAACTAAACGGAGAGGGGGTCTTTTATGGCCCCCTTCGCAATATGCCATACCACCCAAAAGTAGTCACTGAGGTCAAGAAGCTACCGCTGACGCACATGGGCGCTGCCCTGGGTCGCTGGGCCATTTACTTCGACCTGCCTGTCACCAAGATCGCTGCTGCCACCGGGGCCACACGCCAAAGCGTGTACAACTGGATGAAGGGCGGCGAGATTTTCAAGGCGTTCAAGCCGCGCGTTCTGATCATGATCAAGATCATGGAGCAGGCACACGCGACCAACAAAACAACCGAAGACGTCTGGAGAACAATATGTCGAGAATTCAACTTGCAGGGCTGACCAATGAGGAGCTGGCGCAGCACCTGGACACCATCGGCGTGATCAGCGCGACCCCTGAAGAACTGCAACACGCGGCGCTTCGGCTTATTGAGATTGTGCAGCAGCAAAAAATCGGCCTCGTCAGCATGAGAGAGCTGCATATTGAAGGGACTCCGGTTTCTTTCGTCCTCGTCTGACGTCAGGGACGCTCTATGACACCGCTCGAGTTCCTGGCGGCGGTACTCCCGCCGCCAGATCACGGCCACTACTGCGTGGCCGAACTAAATTCACCGCGCAAGCAACACCGCTTCGTGCTCAAAATCTCGGACACCAAGCCCCACATTCGTGAGTGGTTGACGGCAGGGCGCGACGTGTACTTCGCCCTGGCTACGTTCGAGGACCCATCAAAGGGCCGCAAGGCCCTCAACGCCCAGCACGTCAAGGCGATCTTTCTAGACATGGACGGTTACGACAGCAAGAAGGAAGCGGGCTTGGCTCTATTCGCGTTTCTGGCCAAGACGGGACTGGACTCCTTCGGCATGCCGCACATCATCGCCTCCGGCGGTGGGCTGCACGTTTACTGGCCACTGACTCAGGTAGCTGACATAGATCAGTGGAAACCCGTAGCAGAATCGTTCAAGCGCCTTTGCAAGCAAGAGGGGCTCAGCATAGACATGACAGTCACCGCCGACGCTGCGCGCGTGCTGCGGGTGCCGGGCACTATGAACTTCAAGAAGAAATACGGCGAGCCTCGCCCGGTCAAGATGCTCCAAGAGGGTAACGCTCAAGTGGACCTGCGGCGCTTCTCCGCCACCGTGCGCGGCCTGCTGCGTGATGAGTTCAAGGCGGCGTCCGACAGCTTTCCCCAAGCAGGCATGTCACTCCCCGGCCGGCCTCCCACGAAGGCGCGCACCGCCGTGGCCGAGGCGCTCATGGGCAACAGCACCACACGCTTTGAGACCATCTGGCTGAAGTCCGAGAA